GGTGTGGGGGGGGGGGAGTTTTTCGTTTTTATGAAGCCCCGGCCTTTTTGAGCTTTGGGGTGAATTTGGGGTGAATGTCCTCCGAAAAGCGATCCATGACCTCCACGGCTTTTGCCTCCGCTGAGGAGATAATGTGGGAGTAAATGTCGTTGGTAGTGCTAACCTGAGCATGGCCCAAGTTATTGGAAACGACCACAACCGGTGTTCCGTCGGCAATCAGCAGACTAGCGTAGGTGTGGCGGAGCGAGTGAACCGAGCTGGAAGGAAGCCCAGTTCGTTTGATAAATTTCCCCATCCACTGAGTGAGTGAAGTGGGAAAGATGGGGCGGCCTACTTCGTTAGTAAAGACCCGATCATCCGTCCCTTCCCAGGCATCCCCAACCCTAGTTTTCATGTCGTCTTGCCAGGCTTTATACTCCAGCAGCATAAGAATAGCAGTCCGCGATACTCGCAGAAAACGGGTGGAGTCCTCCGTTTTTGGGGTACTGACGTAAACGCCGGTGCCGGACACATAGTTGGAAGTCTGGACGATATGGAGTACTCCCGTGTCCAAGTCAATATCTTGCCAGCGAAGCCCTAGTAACTCTGCACGACGTAAACCAGAAAGTAGATCGAATACGATAGGGGCCCGCCACTTGATAGGCTCATCCTGGAGAAGCTGCAACATTCTTTTTGCATCTGGCTCGTCTAAGTATCGGGCCTTATGCCCAGCCAGAGAGGGGAGTTCGGCCCGCTCTGCCGGATTACTGGAGATACATCGCCATTTGACGGCGCGCTCAAAAATCGAGGATAAGGTGCGGTGATAGGAATGAATCGTGGCCGGAGCAAGAGGTGTAGTATCTTTGATAACGTCAAATAGAACGTCGAGTTTTTGGTCAGTAGCTACAGCAATTTTTTCAGCAGACGCTAAATTGACCGATTCGCCTTTCAGCATACGGCTGATGGTTTGGTGCGTGATACCAGCTTTACTTGCAAGGGAGCTTTGCGAAATCTCTGCCTTTTTTAGAAAAGCGGCAAGTTCAGGCTTGGCTTTGGTAGTAACCCGCTGGCGGATACCATCTTCTTGAAGATTGCGATAAAAAGCCTGAATATGTAAAGGCGTTATGTCTTTTAGCCGAAGATGTCCTATGGCCAGATTGATGCGTTTTAGATTGCGTTCATAGTTGGATAGGGTGGTGGGCTTCAAGTTGAGGCGACCGTACTCGGCTAAATAGCGGTTAGCAAAGTCAACGAAACGAATGTTGCCGTCTACAGCCCCGGTTCCCGCCTTGACTTGCTCTTCAAACTTTACTACCTGGCGATTTAGTTCCTTCTCAATTTGTCGGGCAGTCAACTTTTCATCCGGAGTCCAGACCATACGGTGGCGGATCTGTTTTCCGTTCAGATCAATACCGGCGGCCACTGTGATGCGGTAACCTTTACCGCGCTTTTCTACGGTTGCCATTTGGGGGCGTTCTCTCCTTTCATACTTGCGCCCCGGCCCCACAGTATGATATACTAAAGGGCGCAAAGGGGCCTTTCATAGCTGGTTGGTCCTTGCTTTTTTGCCTCCCCGGTGCGGGAACCCCGGGGAGGCTTTTTATTTATCAGCAAATCCGTCAACGTCGGCGGATTTGAAGCGGGGGTTTATTCCTCCTGAAATGTAGGCTCGACTTCGCTCATGCGGCGCTCGGCTATGGTATAGTTAACCCCCATATAGGCGGCCGCTGCAGGGGTGCCCATCGATAAAAAGGGCTGGAGCTCATGGTCGCTGTATATCAACTCCGATGCGAAGAGATTTGCTTGGTTTTCAAATTTTTGTGTAACTACTTCGGTATTGCGGTCCATAAAAATCCGGTTCAGACCCTTGTGAATAAGATGGTGGGCCAGTTCGTGAGCGCAGACGAGGCGTTGCTGTTGCTCGTCTAAATCCGAGTTAATATAGATCAGCCGACGCCTTTTTGCGCGTTGCTGGAAGCCTCGCATTTCTACTAATGGCGCAAGAACGACGATGAAGCCCATTTCCTGCGCGATCCTAAAAGGATCACGAGTGCCATGCTTTCTGGCCAGACCATCGGCGATGGCCTTGGAGTTGGGCACGGTATCACCCTTTCTTGTACTTCTTTGGGGTGTAAGTTTCCTTGTTACGCCGCCGAGCTTCCTCTAGGCCGATCCGCATAGCAGCAGCCATAGAAGCACGGGCTTCATCAGACATGGGAACGCCGTCAAACATAAGCTCTCCACTGTCCTCTAGACTACTCATAATTCGGGCCACATCCTTGGCCACGTCGCGCCTGTCCTTTTCTGTGAGGACGGGCGCATTTTCTGTTTCTAGGTTCATAGGTTGGCCATCATCCAGTAGCATCTTCGGGTCTACCGCGAGAGCTTCGGCTAAACGGTAGATGGTGCCAATAGAAGGGGAAACGCCCCTTTTCCAAGCGGTGACGCTGGAGGTACTCATTCCCAGCTTTTTAAGCAGGGTTGTGGGAGAAGTACCCTTCTGGACACAGGCCACTTTAAGGCGCTCAAAAAACATGGTAATACGGCCTCCTAAAAAAATTCGATAAAAAGAATATAATGCCCCTTGACAAATTCGATTTATAGAGCTATACTGCAAACAGAAACTCGATAAAGCGAATAGAAATACCACCCTTGCGAAATCGGGTTCCGCAAAGTTCGACGCAATATTCGATAAAATTCTATAAATAGAATATAACCCGAGCTTTGCTATTTGTCAAGAGGGGAGGTGTCAAAATTTTGGACGGGCAGGCAGTATTTTTTACCAAGCTTCAGGGCCTTTGCGACGAAAGGAAACGCAGCATGACTGATGTGGTCACGAGCAGTGGCTTGAGCAGTTGTTTGGTTACTGCGTGGAAGCGAGGTGCCAGCCCTACGCTGGCAACAGTTTTGAAGCTGGCGCAAGAGCTACAAGTGCCGCCCACTGACCTTCTACCTCAGGATAATCAGTAGGGTGTCCCAAAGAACGGACTATTTAAAGAGGGGAGGTGAGAAAAAATGGGCGCAGAAGCTGCGGTTTGCCAGCCTATACCCCGTATGCGGACCCCAGCAAAAATTGTGGCTGAGCTTAAGGCATTAGACCCAGGCACGGAAGTCACAGAACACTATGTTCGAGGGCTTGTACGGGACGGTGCGGTGCCGGTTGTATGGGCAGGGAGCAAGGCGCTTATTAACCTGGACGACGTCCTGGCACTGCTGCGGCTGGGGACTCAGCGGGTAGAGCCAAGGCCGAGTGTCGTAGATGGGATTCGGCGGCTCGAAGCTAGAAATTAGGGTAGAAAGGGGAATCTCGTTGAAAGAAGAAGTTGTCATTTATAAAGCATCCGAGTATGTCGGAAAAGTCGGGGTATCGGTGCATTTAGGGCGTCGAGAAAAGGCAAGGCAGCAAGTGAAAACGCTGTTGGTGCTTTACCGGCTCCAGTCGAGATACGCCAGCCAGAGGATTACAAACACACGTGAGAGTTTGCGGTCAGTAGTCCGGGGACAGAAAAAGCTGAAGAGCGCGGGCATTACAATTCCACTTGTAGACGACCGGAAGAAGAAACTCCAGAAAGACCTCCAAGTGGCGGAGAGTGAGCTCGCCCTGATCGGTGAGCAGATTTTCGAGACACTGGATCTCTGGGAGAGTCTGGGGGCTACAATGGAAGACCTGTGTAATCTCTGTAACTGCGACCTGACCCAAGTGTTGGCGAAACTTGATACTCCTGAGATGCCGTTTTCTCAGATTACCTGCGTGTATAACCTAGACTATAAAAACCCGCACGATAAAGGTTGGCTTGAGGATGAAGTGGATGCTCCGTTCACTCACGCGCTTAAAGCCTACTTGTTAGACAGAATGCTTCATACGGAGAAGGGGCGGGCGGCGGCGCATGAGGCGATGGAAGCGGTTTTTCCTGAGATTATGGAAAACGCTTTGACAATCGTTACTGATGCTGATGGAGTCCAGCGGCTCATTGATAAGGACGGTGTGGAGATCGCCACGCTTGACGAGGGGGACTGATATGAAGGATAGGCTCCAATGTGTAGCGATTACTGCTATTTTCCTTTTGGCGTTACTCGCTGACGGGATTATGGCAACTTGGGGGCCAAATGGTTTTATCAAAATCGCTACGGTAATCTTGGCAACCGCAGCGCTAATCATAGGGTTGCCAAATGTTACAGTCAAAAAGAAAACCGCCCCTGGAGCAGCTACCTCCAAGAGCGGCAAGACCAGCCGAAAGGCTGACTAAGAACACCCTTTATTATAAGGGTTTGAGAAAGGAATTTCAAGTATGACTTTATTCGATGCCGCTAGTAAAGTTGAAGACCCCGTTGGATATTTGGAGGACGACCTGCTGGCGCTTGAGTTGCTATACGAAGGCTTGGAAAGCGAAGGCTGGCAGCATCCCGACAAGCCAATAGATGAATATAAGGCTGAGTCCTTTGTGCGTCGATTTCCTAGATTTCATGCTAGCTTTCGTATCATTTTGGCTGAGCTCCAACAGCGTGTTCAAGAACTTCGTAGCATTGATGATGAGCTCTACAAAGCGTCTCGCAAAGAAAAGGAGGCGGCTAAAAAGTGACTTATGAAGATTTACGCCCTATGGAGAAAGAGATTATTGAGGCATTGTGGGACGCAAAGAAAAATGATCCGCCGTCTTACATCGCAATGCTGGGGCTGATGGCTAGCAAAAATAACACTGACTTTATCAAAAAGATGGTACTTCCGTACTATTCCAGAGGAGCGATGAAGAGGGCAATTAAATGCCTGAGGAAGTATCAGGCGCGCAACAAAGATGAACACAGTGCTGCGGAGCGAGCTATTTCATTCATCCGGCGGGAGCTACTAGGCAGACAACCCGACGAAATAAAGAGGGCCGCTGTTGAAGGGACGGCACTTATCTAAAAGAAAGGACGGAAAACAATGGTGAAAATCGAAATTACCGGCGACACTCCGCTGGAGGCTCTGGCGTCTTTGACGGCCTTCGGGCTCCACTGTGTAAGCAACCCAGATGTGTACGCCGCAGCAAACCACATTCTAGAGGCAGAGAAAAACGTCCAGAAAGCTGAGGTTGTCGCCACCCCTACCTCTGGGCAAACGGATGCCCCTGGCCCGGCTCCGACGACGAGTGGCCGGACTGTTCCCCCTTCTGACCCGTCGCCCACCACCCCTCCTGCTGTCTCGGCTGAGGACGCCCCCACACCCCCCACGGTGGCGCAGGTGAGGGAGCGCGGAATCGAAGCATCCCGCAAGCACGGGAAAGAAGCAATCGTGGCCATCCTCAAGCAGTTCGGAGCTTCCGGGATGTCCGCCATCGCCGAGCAGGACCGGGCGGCGTTCCTGGCCAAGCTCGACGAGCTGGACGCCGGAGAGAAGGCTGGTGGGGAAGATGCCTGATTTCCATGCCTTGCTGGGGCCCTCTAGCGCCAGTATGTGGTTGGCCTGTCCCCCTAGCGCCCGGTTGGGGGAGGGCCTGGCGGACCAAGGCAGTACCTACACCGAAGAAGGCACCCTTGCTCACCGAATCGGAGAACTGCTTTTGCGGCAACGCTGGGAAGGGGTGGACATTACTGCCGAGCTGGAACACGCCCAGGCAGACCCCCTCTATTCGGGCTCAATGGGTGAGCACATGGAGAGCTATGCTGCTTTTATTGAAGAACGTATGGCCGAGGCAAGGACCCGGTGCGAAGATCCCCGCATCTTCATTGAGCAGACCGTGCGCTTTGAGGAATACGTGCCAGGAGGCTTCGGCACCTCGGACGCAATCATCCTCTCCGACGGGGTCATGGACGTTATCGACCTGAAGTACGGAAAGGGAGTGCCGGTCAGCGCCGAGGGCAACCCTCAGATGCGGATTTACGGTCTGGGCTGCTATCTGGCCTTGTCCTGGGCCTACCAGATCGATACTATTCGCATGACAATTTTTCAGCCCCGGCTGGATAACGTATCCTCAGCCAGCATGACGGCGGACGAGCTGTTGGCCTGGGCTGAGACCGAGCTAAAGCCAAAGGCCGCTCTGGCCTGGGAGGGGAAAGGTGATTTTTGCCCCGGAGAGGCACAGTGCCGCTGGTGTAAGGCGGCGGCCGTCTGCCGGGCCCACCGGGACTATCAGATGGAAATTGCCCGCCGGGAGTTTGCGGACCCGCCGATGCTGTCTCCGGAAGAAATCTCGGACGTACTGAATCGGCTTCCCGCTCTCCAAGCATGGGCCAAGAAGGTGTCGGAGTACGCCCTGAAAGCCGCCACAAGCGGGGAAGTGACCTTCCCCGGCTACAAGGTGGTCGAGGGCCGGAGCAACCGGAAGTACACCGATGAGGACGCCATCGCCGCCGCTCTGCGGAAAGCGGGCTATAAGGTGGCCGATATCTACAAGCCCAGGGAGCTGCTCGGGCTGACGGCTATGGAAAAGCTCGTGGGCAAGAAACGGTTTGGGGAACTGGCGGGGGCCTACATCACCAAGCCGGCCGGAGATCCCACGCTGGTGCCGGAGAGCGACAGCCGTCCCCCGCTTGACCCCGCCGCCGAGGCCGCTGAAGATTTTGCGGAGGGCTAACCTATGGGAGAAATCGCAGACGCTCAGATCGATAGAATTTTGAACATGAAAAGCCCGGCTGGGTATATGCCCCGCCATAACAAGAAAGGAAGTAATCAAATGACTAACAACGTCAACAACCCCTGCAAGGTTATCACCGGCAAGTGCCGCCTGTCCTATGCCCATATCTGGGAGCCCTCCAGCATGAACGAGAACTCCCCGGCCAAGTACAGCGCCTGTATCATCTGGCCCAAGACCGACAAGGCCATGACGGAGAAGGTTCTGGCGGCCATGGAGGCGGCGATCCAGGATGGCATCAAGTCCAAGTGGAAGGGCAAGCGTCCCCCGGAGAGCAAGCTGAAGTTGCCCATGCGTGACGGCGATAAAGAGCGCCCGGAGGATGAGGCTTTCCAGGGCTGCTACTTCATCAATGCCAATTCCAACAAGCGGCCGGGGGTCGTGGATCTGGCCCGCAACCCGATTCTGGACCCAGAGGAGATTTACAGCGGCTGTTACTGCCGGTTCTCCCTGATGTTCTACCCCTTTTCCACCAATGGAAATAATGGTGTGGCCGTGGGCCTGAACAATCTGCAGAAGGTCAGCGACGGTGAGCGCCTGGCTGGCGGCAGCAAGGCCGAGGACGACTTCAACGACGACTATACCGGAGACCTGGACGACATCATGTAAACCTATCTAACCCGCTCCCTCTGCTCCCCCCTATTGGTGCGGTGGGAGCGGGCTTGCATATAAGGAGGAAATTATGAGGTATTGCGAGAAATACGGGCGCATGGACTGTGAACTGGAGAAGTTAGGCGTGGAAGTTCCGCACCAGTCTTGCTATAAGGCTTTTGTAGACTATTGTCTATCTAACCTGCTAGAGATCGCCAGCGGGGGCTACAGCACGGTGAAGCACGAATTTGACCCTAAGACCGGCGAAGAAAAAATCGTTGTGATCTATGATCCTCCAACTGCGGCGGGAGAAGGGTATAGTAAAGAAATTTCGCTGGAAAAGGTGCATAGCAAATTAGAACTCACATACTTGGCCATCCAAGAAGCGCTTTATGGGGTGAAAGAGGATGAGTAAAAAGAGATTTGTTGAGTTCTATCTCTCAGCTATGATGAAGGCAGCAACCGGCGGTCGGGTCCAGCGAGTGGCGTATCTCTACTATGATCTCCAGCGCGTGGAAGTCGTCCGTATTGAGTACGAACACGCCCATGGGGGCGGGGTGCGTGAGATTCCAGTTACGGACCTCAACCTGCTGGGGATTGCCGGGGCAGTAATTGACAGCGTGAAAGGGGTATCTCTGGAATGATTATGGGAGTGGATATCGAAACCTATTCCAGCGTCGACCTGGCGAAAACCGGCACCCGGCCCTATACGGAGGCCCCCGATTTCACCATCCTGCTGATAGGCTACAAGGTGGACGACCAGCCCACCAGAATTATTGACCTGACCGGCGGGGCGGGGGAGGAAATCACCTTCATGCCGGTGACGGCCTCAGATCTTCCGGCCGGTGACCTGGACGAGTTTCTGTGTCTGCTCACCGATCCGGAGGTCACCAAGACCGCTTACAACGCCGCTTTTGAAAGGACCTGTCTGGCCCGGTATTTTGACCGCTCCATGCCCCCGGAGCAGTGGCGTTGCACAATGGTCCAGGCAGCCACCCTGGGGCTGCCTGGCACACTGGCTCAGGTGGGGGCGGCTCTGGGCCTGGAGAAGCAGAAGATGGAGGAAGGGAAAGAGCTTATCCGCTACTTCTGCAAGCCTACGAAGGACGGCGTCCGCCACTATCCGGCGAACGCCCCCGAAAAGTGGGAGCTGTTTCGCCGATATAACATTCGAGATGTGGATGTGGAAACTGACATCCGGGAACGGCTCTCCCGCTGGCCCCGTCCCCAGGCCGAACTGGATGCCTGGGCGCTGGACCAGCGCATCAACGACCGGGGAGTGCGACTGGACATGGCGCTGGTGGATCAGGCCCTCAAGCTGGACGCGGAGTACTCCGCCCGGCTGAAGGACGAGGCCCAGAAGCTGACCGGCCTCCCCAACCCGAAAAGCGACTTCCAGCTGAAAGGCTGGCTGGCCGGGCGGGGGCTGGTGACTGACAGCCTGGACAAAGAGGCCATTCCCGCGCTGCTGGCCGCCGCCCAGGATGACACCACCCAGCGGGTGCTGATGCTCCGCCAGGAAATGGGAAAGACCTCTGTGAAGAAGTACGAGGCTATGGCGCGGGGCCTGTGCAGGGATGGCCGGGTGCATAACCTGCTCCAGTTTTACGGAGCTGGGCGCACCGGCCGCTGGGCCGGGAGGCTCGTCCAGGTTCAGAACCTTCCGCAGAACAAGCTACCAGACCTGGAGACCGCACGGGAGCTTGTGCGGAACGGAGAATTTGACCTCCTGGAGTTGGCCTATGGTTCCCCGCCTTTCGTCCTGTCCCAGCTCATTCGCACGGCCTTCATCCCCTCCGAGGGGTGCCGTTTTATCGTCTGCGACTACAGCGCGATTGAAGCGCGGGTGCTGGCGTGGCTGGCAGGGGAGAAGTGGGTGCTGCAGGAATTTTACGGCGACGGCCTGATTTACGAGGCCACGGCCTCCATGATGTTCCACGTGCCGAAGGATGACATCAAGAAAGGCGGGCCCCGTGCGGATCTCCGGTCAAAGGGGAAAGTCGCCACTCTGGCCTGTGGTTACCAGGGAAGCACCGGGGCGCTGATCCAGATGGGGGCGCTGAAAAGCGGCATCCCGGAGGACGAACTCCCCGGCATTGTGCGCCGGTGGCGCAAGGCCAACCAGAACATTGTGCGCTTCTGGTATGAGGTCGAGGAAGCTGCTATCAATGCCGTGCAGGGGCAGCCCTCCACGCTGGACCACGGTATCCACTTCGAGTGCGAGGCGGGGTATCTGTTTATCACACTACCCTCTGGACGAAGGTTGGCCTATTACCGGCCGGAGCTAAAGCCGGAGCCTAAGTTCGATAAGATGGGCTTGACCTACCTGGGTATCGGCCAGAATAAGCAGTATGTGCGGCAGAAGTCTTACGGCGGAAAACTGGTGGAGAATATCACCCAGGCCACGGCGCGGGACTGTCTCCGAGATGCCATGGCCGCACTGGACAAGGCAGGATACCGCATCGTGTTTCACGTGCATGACGAAGTCATAGCAGATATGCCTCAGAGCCAGGGGTCCTTAAAGGATATGCAGGAAATCATGGGCCGCCCGTTACCGTGGGCCCCTGGGCTACCCCTCCGGGCGGCTGGTTTCGAGGCCAGTTTCTACATGAAAGATTGAGGTGATTTCCTTGGCAAATAGACACACACTGCACCTTTCACACCTTCCAGCTTTCAAAAGCTGGCTACAGGATACCGGCTGGATTATCGAGCCGACAAAGGGCCTGTTTGAGGTGCTGAGGGCAAGGCGGCCAGGAAGGAAGACACCCCTCATCCTTTACGCCCGTATGGACGCAACGCAGCACTGCACCGTGTTTGACCGAGATATGCCAGTAATCAGGCAATTTTTGAACCGAGGAAGGAGGGAGCATGGTGTCAAGCGTCAGCCTTAAATATGACGGGGAGGTGCATATCGCCACGTTTTCCTCCCGAATGACCAAGCGGGGAAAAAACAAGTCTCTCCAGTGGTCTGAGTTCTTGGACTCTGTGCTCACGACTACCAAGACAAAAGAGACTTTACAGGAATATATGAAAATGAGCAAGGACGAGCAGGACCGCATAAAGGATGTGGGAGCCTACGTGGGCGGCTGGCTGAAGGAGGGAAGCCGGAAGGCCGAAAACCTGGAGCACCGAACCCTGCTGACTCTTGACGCCGACTTTGCTCAGCCAGATCTCGTTGATACCGTTGATTTGGTGTACGGTTGCGCCGTCGCCGCATACCCCACGCATAAGCATACCCCGGAGAAGCCCAGGCTCCGGCTCGTGATACCCCTCCGACGGCAGGTGTCGGCGGAAGAGTACGAGGCAGTGGGCCGACGGGTGGCCTATGACCTGGGCATGGAACAGTTTGACGACACGACCTATCAGCCGACCCGCATTATGTACTACCCCAGCACCGCCGCAAATGGTGAGTTCAAGCCGGAGTTCCGGGATGCGCCCTGGTTGGACCCGGATACGGTTCTGGCACAATACCCGGACTGGAGGGACACCTCCTATTGGCCGGTGGCGGCCAGAGCGGAGGACGCTAGAAAACGGGAAGCCAAGAAGCAGGGAAACCCACTGGAGAAGCCAGGGCTGATTGGGGCCTTCTGCCGGTGCTACGACGTCGAGACGGCTATTGATAAGTTCTTGCCGGGTGTTTATACCCCCTGCGCTCTTCCAGGCCGCTACACCTACGCTAAGGGCTCCACGGCGGCTGGCTTGGTGGTCTACGACGGCGGCGAGTTTGTGTACTCCAATCACGCTACCGACCCGATTTCCGGCCGCCTGTGCAACGCCTTCGACTTGGTCCGCATCCACCTGTACGGGGAGCGGGACGAGGACGTGCCACAGGATACCCCTATCAACCGTCGCCCGTCGTTCCTTGCGATGTCCGATCTGGCCGCCGCTGATGCGGCAGTGAAGCGACTGCTGAACAAGGAACGATTAGATCGGGCAAGGGCCGACTTTGAGGGCTCGGCGGAACCAGACGACGACAATTGGGCCGACGAGCTAGAGGTGGACCGCAAGGGCAAGGTCCTCTCCACTATCGACAACGCGTATATCATCATGCGCCATGATCCCCTGCTAAAAGGAGCCATAGCCTACAATGACCTCAAGGTTCGGCCTGTCGCCCTTCGGAGCCTCCCTTGGCGGGAAGTCATGGACACGGTAAACGGAAGCACCTGGAGTGACAGCGACGATGCCGCCCTGCGCCGGTACTTGGAGAAGTATTACAAGCTGACCGGAAAAGAGAAAATCATGGATGGCATGATAACCGCAGCTAAGGACAACACCATCAACCCGATAGAAAACTATCTGGATGGCCTGACCTGGGATGGTGTGGAGCGGCTAGATGCTCTATTGGTGGACTACCTGGGGGCGGAGGATACAGCCTATGTGCGAGCGGTGACTCGTAAGACCTTCACGGCTGCTGTGGCCCGCATCTATGACCCCGGCTGTAAGTTCGACTATGTGCTGACCCTGTCGGGGCCGCAGGGCCGAGGGAAAAGTACATTAGTGGCGAAGATGTCCAACGGCTGGTACACCGATAGCTTGGCTGGTATCGGGACCAAGGAAGCCTATGAGGGCATCCAGGGGTTTTGGCTGGTGGAGCTTGGCGAGCTGGCGGCCATGCGAAAAATTGAAATTGAGACAACCAAGAACTTCATCTCAAAAACGGTGGATAGCTACCGGGCCGCCTATGGCCGTCGGGTGGAGGATCATCCCCGGCGGTGTGTGTTCATTGGCACCACCAATAGCACGGCTTTCCTGCGGGATGACACGGGCAACCGGCGATTCTGGCCGGTCCGTCTGGGGGAAGCTGCACCGAGCAAGACGGTGTGGGGAGACCTGACCCAGCCGGTCATTGACCAGATGTGGGCGGAAGCCGTCACGCGCTATCGGGCCGGGGAGAAGTTGACCTTGCCCCCAGAGTTGGTAGAAAGCGCCCAGGAACAGCAGCAAGACTTCACCGAGGACGATCCCCGCCGGGGGCTGGTGGAGGACTACTTGGAAGTCCTACTCCCCACGAGCTGGGCCGGTATGAGCGCCGAGAAGCGCCGGGGATGGTTCCAGGAAGATGACAGTATTCGGGAGGCGGGCACCGTGCGGCGGGACTATATCAGCGCCGTGGAGGTATGGGCCGAGTGCTTTGGTAATGATCCGCATCGCTTCCCCCGCCAGGACCGCGCTGAGGTCAACGCCATTCTGCGGCAACTCCGGGGCTGGAAGGAAGAACCAAAGCGCCAGCGGTGTGGCCCATACGGCCAGCAGACGCGCTTCCGTCGTGTCTCTTGATGATTGATACAGAGTGCGACACGGGAGAGACAAAAGGCACAGGTGGGGGCGGGGCTTGTCCCCGGTGTCCCTCTCGTGTCGCACTAGAAAGATACGCGCTAAATCTATGCGGGGCAAGAGGTTTCCGCATTTTGTCCCGCTTGTACCACAACGAATTATGAAATAAATAGATTAGACAGAAAACCCCCGCGCCGACCGCCTAATGCGCGTGTGCTATATATGCGCGTGAGAGTTCTGCGACACGGGGGACATTACTACCAAATCCGCAAGCGATTTCGGATTTGAAGCTATTACGGAAATCGGCAGACGATTGCCGATTTCATGGAGGAACCTATGGAAAAAGCAGTGGAAGCATATTTGCGGCAGCGCGTGAAGGCCGCAGGGGGAATAGCTTTAAAACTGGTGTGCCCTGGCTGGACTGGGGTGCCGGATCGCCTGATAGTTTTACCTGGGGGGCGGGTCTACTTCGCGGAAACGAAGGACCTCGGTAAAAAACCCAGGCTGAAACAGCAGCTGATGCATGAGCGGCTGCGAGCACTGGGGTTTCAAGTCTTTGTACCGGACAGCAAGGACGCTGTCGACGGTATGCTGGAGGAAATTACATGAATATCATTCGGAGACTTTTTGGGTACTGCCCTGGCTGCGGCCGGTGGTTTAAATATCCGAGGCGTCGCAGACAAAGTACCCAGTACCACGATGAAGAAAGCAACTATGTGACCTGTTGTAGCGACTGTTTTGAAGAAGTCGAAGAACACTGGGCTGAGCTGTGGGATGAATACTACTCGGGAAGATTGTGAGGTGGGTGTATGCAGTACAACCCCCACGAATATCAGAAATTCTGTATCGACTACTTGTTGGAACGCCCAGCAGCCGGCCTTTTTCTAAAGCCTGGCATGGGCAAGACTTCGGTGGCACTCACGGCGGCAGAGCGGCTGTTGTATGATACCTTCGAGGCGTCCAAGGTTCTGGTGATCGCGCCCCTACGGGTGGCCGAGGATACCTGGAGCCGGGAGAGCGCCAAATGGGATCATCTACAGCATCTGCGGGTGAGCCGGGTGCTGGGAAGCATAAAAGAGCGACGGGCAGCCCTCCGGGCGGACGCGGATATTTATTGTATAAATCGGGAGAACGTGGATTGGCTGGTGAAGGCATACGGGATGAACTGGCCCTTCGATGTGGTCATTATAGACGAGCTTTCCAGCTTTCGGAATCCGAGCGCCCGGCGATTTAAGGCGCTTAGGAAGGTACGCCCTCTAGTGAAGTACTTGTGGGGGCTTACTGGCACACCCCGGCCAAAGAGTCTATTGAACTTATGGGCCCAGGTCTACTTACTGGACCGGGGAGAGCGATTGGGCAAAACCTTCACGGAGTACAAGCGGCGGTATTTCAATCCAGGACGCCGGAATGGATATGTTGTCTATGAGTGGGTGCCGTGTGATGGAGCCGAGGACGAGATATATGCGAGGATTGGGGACATCTGTGTCAGTTTGGAAACCAAGGGCAACGTGAAAATGCCGGAACTCGTGGAAACTATCAGGTCAGTGGTCCTCTCTCCAGAGGTTAGGGCCATGTATAACAGCATGGAGCGGGAAGCTGTTCTCCCCCTTGCCGGGGCAACGATTGACGCCGGGAGCGCCGCAGCTGTCAATGGTAAATTGTTGCAGATTGCGGGCGGGGCAATTTATGACGAGGATCACCAGCCCCACGAACTGCATACCGAAAAGCTGGATGCCCTGGAGGACATTCTGGAGGAAGCAAACGGGGAGCCGGTGCTTTTGACCTATCGGTATCAGCACGAGCGGGACCGTATTATGGCCAGATTTCCTCAGGCGGTCCAGCTGAAAGACAGCGAAACCATAGCTGCATGGAACGCGGGAGAAATCCCACTGCTGTTGCTTCACCCGGCGGGAGCCGGGCATGGTCTAAACCTGCAGGACGGTGGGCATATCGTTGTGTGGTTTGGGCCGATCTATGACCTGGAGTTGTGGGAACAGACTATCGACCGATTGTATCGGCAGGGCCAGAAACATACCACGAGCGTCATCGTTCTGGTGGCTGAAGGAACCGTAGAGGAAGATGCTATGCGGTCTTTAGATGCAAAGGCGGATGGGCAGGCGGCTATGATGGAGGCCATCAAGGCCAGAGTGAACAAATATAAGAGAGGGGTGGCTTGACTATGGCTAGAAATAAATATCCGGGCCGGTGCTACTGCTGCGGGGCCTGGGTGGAGCCGGGCTATGGGCATTTCGAGCGGGTCTACGGCGCGTCCCCTGGACAGCCAAAGTGGCGCATTAAGTGCGTGATGTGTGCCAGCGGGCGGGTACTTACGGATAAGGACCCCGGCGTGATATGGGCAAAGAAGGCCGCAGCGACGGAAAGAAAGTAGGTGAGAGCATGAACTGGAAGCGCGAAGCAATTGACAAGCTGAAAAATTACGAGGCGCACCAAAAGGCCCTGGAGACTATCCCTCAGGAGATCCGGCGATTGGAGATAGGTTATACCAGCATCCGCAGTGCTACTACAGACAGCACCCCGATTTCGGGGGGCGGGAGCACTAGGGAGGATGCCATGTTGTCCAATATCATCCACCGGGATGAACTGGAGCGTCGATTGCAGGAATCCAAGTTATGGGTAGGTGTCGTGGATGCAGCACTTGGAGTTCTGGACGACGAGGAGCGGCTGGTGTTGGATCGGTTTTACATCCACCAGGCCAAGGGGGCTGCACGGGAGCTGTGTGAGCGGCTCAATGTGGAACAGTCTACAATCTACCGTAAACGGGACAGCGCCCTGCGGCATTTCACTTTGGCGCTGTATGGTGTGACGGAGACTGAGTAAAAGAAAGATGGGAAAAAGACGGGAAGTTTTTTCTAAACTCCCGTGCTATAATGCTACTGAGTAAAATTCCAACCAAGCCAGGCGGCCTCTGCTTTCGGGGGCCGCCACTTTTGTTGAAGGGAGGTCTATCTGGTCTCCGTGTTTCTCCTTTGCACGGAGGCAGGTCCGAGCTGGCGGCGGTCGCCAACGTCACCAACGGCGGGCACACCACAAAAAGGAGTAAGCAAAAATGGATATGCAGCTGGTAACAAAGAAGCTGTCAGAAGTTCGTCCGTATGAGCGAAACCCCAGAAAGAACGCTGATGCCGTTGCAGCGGTGATGGAGAGTATTCAGCAGTGCACGTATATCGCGCCGATTATCATTGACGAAAATGGTATCATTCTTGCGGGGGACACCCGGTATCGGGCTTTAAAGCGGTTGAAGCGGAAAGAGGCCGAGTTCATCGTCAAAGAGGGCTTGACTGAGGAACAGAAGCGGAAGTACCGCCTTCTGGATAACAAAACTAACGAGCTGGCGACCTGGGACACTGACCTTTTGGAGGAAGAACTGGAGGGGCTGGACCTTGGCGGCCTGGACCTTGACTGGGGGATTGGAACCGGGGAAGAACCGGCGAGCTCGGAAAAGCCGGGGGATTTCTCCAAGTCCGAGTTTGAATACTCCCAGCAGTACGGTGTCACGGTTATTTTGAAGGACGAGGCCGAGCAAGAGGCGTGCTATAACAAGCTGTGCGGCATGGGCTACGATTGCCGGGTGGTGACCGTATGACCAGGATAGAAGTCCATAACCACGTCAGTGACTTCAATAGCTACCGGGCCGCCAGGGTGAAAAGCCTGTTCAATGCTGAAAACGGCTGTAACTTCGATCTAGAGATTGATGCCGACTTGTCCGGCGACTGGAGTATCGGAGTGGTCGTGGGCCCGTCTGGATCGGGGAAGACCTCTATCGGGCGGACCATCTTCGGCACCGATAAGATATACGACTATTCTGCGGGCTGGGCCCCGGATAAGCCGGTGATCGACTGCATCGCCCCGGATGGGGACTTCAATGAGGTGACCGGGGCGCTGGCAAATGTCGGCCTCGGCTCCGTGCCGTCCTGGCTCCGCCCCTTCAGGGTGCTGTCCAACGGCGAGCAGTTTCGTGTGGGGCTGGCCCGTATTATCTGCGAAAAGCCCCAGGAAATCGTTATTGACGAGTTCACATCGGTGGTGGATCGCCAGATAGCCCGAATCGGCTCCCAGGCGTTTCAGAAGGCGTGGCGGCGGGGAAACCCCGGAGGGAAGGTGGTGTTACTCACACCCCACTATGACATTCTGGACTGGATACAGCCGGATTGGGTCATCGATACCAAGACGAGGACCTTTGAACGTGGGGTTCCCCGACAGCGGCCAACCATTGAGCTTGAAATATGGAAGGTCAACCAGAGTTACTGGAAGTATTTTAAGCCGCATTATTATTTAGACCTCCCCATGCCGGTGGCAGGGGAGTACTTTATCGGGACTGTAGATGGGGAGTTGGCGTGTCACATGGCGGTGGCTCCTCGCTTTGAGGTCCGAGGGTATCGCGGGACCCGCTTGGTGACCATGCCTGAGTGGCAGGGGGCGGGTGTCGGGATGCGATTCCTAAACTGGGTCGCTGAGTACCATAAGCAAGGAGGGGGCCGTGGCGGCCACAAATACCCCTTGTATTTTCACACAAGTCATCCCCAGATGTGCGCCGCTCTTCGCCGTAGCCCAAAGTGGACACAGTGCTCTGCTGTCCTATTCGGCGGCAACAAGGCGAAGTCGGCGGCAACCATCAAAAGCTCCAGAGTCAGGCACGGGAAGGTCGGAATAGGGTCTGGTTATGGCGGACACTTCCGGGCGGTGCAGGGCTTCAAGTACATCGGGGAGGTAGAGGGATGAAGATTTTTCTTTGTGGTCAGCGTAGCTTCGGGAAAGAGGTTTGCCGGGCGCTGCTGGATGCCGGGCATGAGATTGTGGGTGTGGCCCCGGCCCCGCCCCAGAAGCACCAGGACAAGCTATATGGCTATGCGGCAGTTAAAGGGCTGCCGCTGGTAACGGACTGCAAAAGCCTGGTGTCCAGCTTTATCCCCGATGGCACGGAGTTGATTGTGGCGGCCCACTCTCACTGGCTGATCTCTAGCCAGTGCCTGAAACGGGCCCAGTTTGGCGGGATAGGGTTCCACCCCTCGCTGCTACCTAGACACCGGGGGAAAGATGCAGTCCGCTGGGCAGTCCACATGGGGGATTATGTCTCCGGCGGGACCGTGTACCGGCTGACTGATAAGACCGACGGAGGCGACATCCTCCGACAAGAGCTGGTATGGATTAAGCCTGGGTGGACTTACCACGATTTGTGGCGGGCCATCTTCCCTGTCGGAGTCCGTTTGATAGTGGACGCCGTTCGGGAGATGGAGCAAGGGAGCGGGTTATGGGTGGAGCAGGACGAAAGCTGCGCCACCTGGGAGCCGTCCTGGGACCGGCCAAGGCTAGAGCGAAGGGAGCTGCTCGCCCTGGGCGGGGAAGCTCCGGTGTTCGATTCGGACACGGCACCAAAAGAGTGCAGAGGTTGCGTCCGGGATTGTACCTGGTGCACCTACAACATAGCGGACCCGGAGACTTATCATAGACGATAGACAGTGCGGCCCGCGTTTGGGAGGAAGGTGGTGGTATGGCCAATGCGGAAAACTTGAAGAAGGGAAAAGCCACGCAATTCAAAAGCGGCAAGGACGCAGTGGAGAACGGCCGGAAGGCCGGTGTGGCCTCAGGGGCATCCCGACGACGAAAGAGGGCCATGCGTCAGGCTGCGGCCATGCTGCTGAATACGCAGATCCCCATGAACGAGCGGGGCCCATTCATGGGGACTGTGAAAACCTTACTAAAAACCTTCGGTTATACACCGGACGACGCAACCTATCAGGACGCGCTTCTCGCCGGTATTATGCTGGAGGCTATGAAAGGCGACGTCAGGGCGGCGGAGTTCATCCGAGATACCGCCGGGGAAAGTCCTGCCTTAGATATTCGAAAGGCCGAATTGAAGATGCGCCAGGAAGAATTGAAATTCAAGCAGGAACAGTCCTCCGGGGCCGCCGCCCCTGGTGCCGTGAATAACCTGCTGGAAGCCATCATGCAGACGGGGGAGATTGACACGGATGATTTACCGGAGATTGAGTAAGCGGCAAAAGTTAGCTATGCTCTGGTGGCAGCAGCCCCGCTTTCGTGGCCGGGACGCTCTGGTGTGTGATGGCTCTATCAGGTCAGGCAAGACGGTGTGTATGACTGTCGGATTTATCCTGTGGAGCATGGCCACGTTCAACGGCGAGCGGTTCGCCCTGTGCGGAAAGACCATTGAGAGCCTGCGGCGGAATGTGGTGCTGAACTTGCGGGACTGGGTTCCGCCGGAATTGAGCATCATTGAGCGCCGATCCGAGAACAAGCTGATAATCTCCGACGGCTGCGGGCGGGAGAACACCTATTTCCTGTTCGGCGGCCGGGACGAGTCCAGCTATACACTGATCCAGGGTATCACGCTGGCAGGCGTTCTGCTGGACGAGGTGGCCTTGCAGCCGAAGTCCTTTGTGGACCAGGCGCTGGCCCGTTGCTCGGTCGAGGGGAGCCGGTACTGGTTCAACTGCAACCCGGAAGGACCCGAACACTGGTTTTACAAGGACTGGATCGCCGGGGACAAGCCGAGGGAGAAGAACGCGTTGCACATCCACTTCACCATGGACGATAACCCAGCGCTGCCGCCGTCCATCCGGGAACGGTATGAGCGCCAGTACGAAGGTGTGTTCTATGACAGATACATCCGGGGGCTTTGGGTCGTGGCCGAGGGGCTTATTTACACCATGTTCAACAAGGACGTTCATGTGGTCCCGTCTACGCCCCGCCCGTATGACAGATATTATATCTCCGTGGACTACGGCACCGCCAACCCCACCAGCATGGGCCTGTGGGGCCGGTGCGGGGAGCGATGGTATCGTGTCCGGGAGTATTACTACAACAGCCGCAAAGAGGGCCGCCAGCTCACGGACGAGGAATACTACGCCGAGCTGGAGAGTCTGGCGGGAGAGCTGCCGATTCGGGCTGTCATCGTTGACCCGTCGGCGGCATCTTTCATTGCGTGTATCCGGCGGCATGGTCGCTTTTATGTGCAAAAGGCATCGAACGAAGTTCTGAACGGCATCCGAGACGTGGCCACTAGGCTGAAAGCTGGCGACCTGCTTTTCTGCGATTGCTGTACGGACTGCATCCGAGAGTTCCAGCTCTACCGCTGGGACGAGAAGGCAGCTATGGACCGGCCAATCAAGGAAAACGACCACGCCATGGATGATGTTCGGTACTTCACTCGGAAGGTGTTCGGACCGAGCGTCCTTGAGATCGGGCCATCAGAGAGGGGGGTGTAACGCCCATGTTTGAGTATCAAAAGACGCTGAATAAAATCGAGCAGTGGGCGGACCGACTGCCGTACCGCAGCCTACGGATAGAGGTGGAGATGGCCGGGGGCCAGACGCTCACGCTGGAAAAGAGTAATAATCCGCCCATCGGCTTTTCAGCGGTGGGGGAACGTGGAAAGGAGGGGAGCCGGTAATGGTGATACTGAATCTTCGGGGCGACTGCCTGAGCCGCACCGACATGAACTTCCGCCAGGGTATGACGGATAAGCGGTTCTTGGAGCTGGAAATCACGGCCTGGCTCAACTCCCCGGAGCGGAAACAGCAGCTTGCCGGTGAGTTGTACTACGATAACCGCCAGGAGGTCCTCGCAAAGCGGCGGTTGGCCATAGATGACGACGGGGAGCTGATCGAGGTCAAGCACTTGCCCAACAACCGGATCATCGACAATCAGTATGCGAAACTTGTTGACCAGAAAACCAACTATTCGTTCGGGCGGCCGTTTTCGTTTGATACCGAGGATAAAGCCTATGCAAAGGCACTTTCCCAGATATTCGGCTCCCGCTTCCGACGGGTGATGCGGAACCTGGGGGAGGGGGCCTGGATCGGCGGAAAAAGCTGGCTTTATCTCTACTACGACAACGGGGAACTGATGTTCAAGCGGCTCCCGGCTGACGAGGTCCTCCCGTTCTGGACAGACGCCGATCATACGATCCTGGACGCAGCCGTCCACGTGTACGCTGTGGAGGAATACGATGCCTCGGAAAAGGCTAAGACCGTGGTGAAGGTCGAAGTCTTGCATGGCGGCGGAGTGGACTGCTTTATTCGACACGATGACGGGACCTTGGAGCCAGACAACATGGCCCGCTCTGGGGACTACATCACTGCTCCGGACCCGGAGACCGGAGAGCGACGGGGGTACAACTGGCAGCGGGTCCCGCTGATCTGTTTCAAGTCCTCTCACCACGAACTTCCGCTGCTCTCCAGGGTGAAGTGCATCCAGGATGCATATAACCAAATCCTGTCGAGCTTTGCCGACCGCATGGAGGAGGACATCCACAGCACCGTCATCGTCATCAAAAACTATGACGGGGAGGACTTGGGCCGACTGCGCTATAACCTGGCGACCTACGGCATCATCAAGGTGCAGTCCTACGACGGGGCAGAGGGTGGGGCCAGTACTCTGGAAATCGAGGTCAACGCCGAGAATTACAAGACGGTTCTCTCGCTGCTGAAGGATGCCCTGATCGAAAACGCCCGGGGCTATGATGCTAAGGATGACCGGATGGGGAACAACCCCAACCAGCTCAACATCCGGTCTATGTACTCCGACATCGATCTGGATGCCAACAGCATAGAGACCGAGTTCCAGGCCGCTATGGAGGAACTCCTGTGGTTTGTCAACCAGCACCTCGCCAACACCGGAAAGGGAGATTTCGAGGGAGAAGAGGTTAAGGTTATCTTTGACCGGGACGTGCTTATCAACGAAACCGAGGCCATTAACAACTGCAAGAACTCCGTGGGTATTTTGTCCAATGAAACCATCGTGAAGAACCATCCGTGGATCTCCGACCCGGAGCAAGAGCTGGGGCGCATCAAGAAAGAACAGGAGGAGGCCACGGAGGACCCATACCAGGCCGCCTTCATGTCGAACCGGAAAAAGGGCGGGGACACCCAAGACGGCGTGACCGGCGGTGATGGCGATGGCGACAAATAAGCTGCTAGAGCGTAGTTCCGAGTATTGGGCTCGGCGGCTGAAGCTCATGGAGGACGCACTTCTAAATCAGTCCTACAGCTATATGGAAAACCTAGACGCTCAATTCCGGGCAGCCCAGGCGGAAATTGAGCGGCAGGTGGCTGCCTGGTATCAGCGATTTGCGGACAATAACGAGATTACTCTGGCTGACGCCAAGCGGCTCTTGAACAGCGGTGAGTTGGAGGAATTTCGCTGGACGGTGGAGGAGTATATCAAGCACGGTGAGGAAAACGCCCTCACCGGGGCGTGGATGAAGGAGCTGGAAAACGCCAGCGCCAGAGTTCATATCTCCCGGCTGGATGCGCTCAAGCTCCAGTTGCAGCAACAAGCCGAGTTGCTGTACTCCAACCAGCTTGACACTCTGGATGCCGTTGCCCGGCGGGTCTACACCGGCGGCTACTACCACACGGCCTATGAAATCCAAAAGGGCCTCGGCGTAGGCTGGACAATGCAAGCCCTCGACGAGCGTACCGTTTCCAAGGTTCTCTCCCGACCGTGGACGGCTGACGGACAGACCTTCCGTGACCGCTGCTGGATGAATAAGCAGAGCTTGGTGTCCAGCGTCAATACCCAGCTTACTCAGATGATTATTCGGGGAGAGAGCCCAGATCGGGCCATCTCCGCAATCTCTAAGCAGTTCAATGTATCCCGCTCTAAAGCGGGCCGCCTGGTGATGACTGAGAGCGCGTATTTCTCCGGTGCCGGGCAAAAGGATTGCTTCAACGGCCTAGGGGTCAAGGAATATATGTTTGTGGCCTCCTTCGACCATGATACCTGTGAACTGTGCGCCGCCATAGACGGCAAGGTGTTCAAAATGTCTGAGCACCAGGCGGGTTTAACAGCCCCGCCGCTGCATCCTTGGTGCCGGTGCTGCATCGCGCCGTATTTCGCGGATATGGCGGGCATCGGAGAACGATGGGTGCGGAATGAGGATGGCACCACGGGGAAGATTCCAACGGGTATTACCTTCGATGAGTGGAAGAAAGGCCACGTGAAGACGGGGGTTGTGCGGACTGGGAAATCTGCTATAATGGACATAGTTGAAAAGGCTGTAGGTGCCGCCAAGGGCGCATCTATGGATATGAAGCCAGCCATTACCGGAGCAAACCCCAACTATTCCTCAGACCAGAGTTACCGAGTGAATTGCCAGAGGTGTGTGCAGACCTTCGAGTTGCGGAGACGTGGGTATGACGTTATTGCCCGACCGAAGCCGAAGAAGAACAACACAATTTTCTGGGGCTCCGAGTGTTTCGCAGATGCCGCCGGGCGGTCGGTATCGTACACTTTCAACCAGACGGAGGCCGCCGTCAAGCGGGAGCTGGCCGCTGCTCCAGATGGAGCTCGGTATGGGATATACATCAAGTGGAAGGGACGCCCGCCCGCTGCACACGTATTTATTGCGGAGAAGTCCGGCGGGGTAGTCCATTACATGGACCCCCAGACCGGAAACATGGACGCCTCCGGCTACTTCGCTAGGGGCTCTAAGGGGCGATTTGGATTTTTCCGCATGGACGATAAGGCGCTGACGACGGATCAGGCTATCATAGCGGCCACTGTGGAGGTGAAGAAGCCGTGAGCGAAAAGGAAGCAAGAACCATTCTCCAGAGCTACCGGGAAGAGGATGAAGAGACTGGTGAGAGCTATCACTTGGAGGTCAAAGAGTGTATTTCCACGACCGGGGAACAGTACGTGTTCCTGTGCAGTGTGGAAGGCCAAGAGGCCGAGTATGCGGTCATGAAGGAAACCGGGGATGTTCTGGTGATGCCGACGTGACCAGCTATAACCGAATCGTTGATGAAAGCATCGAGCTGAAAAGCCCGGTGCTTTTTTCATACAAAAAATACCGCTGGCCCGGCGGACACAGCAGGGCGGCTGCCATACGGGGACAGGCCCGGTCAAAAGGACGGTAGCGGAAAGGAGCCAGTTATGAAATTGCAGTGGATTAAGGACATCCTGGGAGACGTCTACACGGAGGACATAGACGCCAAGGTGTGCACGGCCCTGGGGGAGCGGTTTGTGGCCCGCGCAGACTTCAACGACAAGACCGCCAAGCTCAAGGAAGCGGAGACGCAAGTGAGCCAGCTTAGCGCCACGGTCAAGGACCGGGACAAGCAGCTGGAGCAGCTGAAGGAAGCCGCCGGTGACAACGCTGAGCTGAAGAAGCAGATCGATACCCTTACCCAGCAGAACAAGGACGCCAAGGCGGCCTATGAGAAGGAACTTGCCAGTGTACGTCTGGCCGCCGCTGTCGATGCGGAACTGACTGCTGCCGGTGCGCGAAACACAGTTGCCACCCGCGCTGTTCTGGAGGATTTCCTCAAGGACGCAAAAATCGTGGACGGCAAAGTGACAGCCAAGGTGGGTGAGGAAATGGTCACGCTGGCCGCCAAGGTGGAGGCGATGAAGAAGGACGATGCTACGGGCTTCCTCTTTGCTACCAAGGACGGCAAGTACAGCGGCTGGAAGCCCGGAGAGGGCGGAGACAAGGGCAAGCCCGGCCCCGATAAAAAGCCCTCGGAGATGTCTTATGACGAGCTGGCGGAATACCTGGCTCAGAACCCTGACGCGAAATTGGACTGAGAGGTGACACTATGAGAAACATGACGATCCCAGCCCGTGCCGTGTCCTTCGAGGATGCTTTGAGGAATCTGGCGTCTAAGCTGACCGGCAAGCCAGCTTCTGCACTGCCCCGCACCCAAGAGGGCGTAGTGCAGTACATGGCGGAGCACATCCCCTCCCCGGATGAATTGGCGGAGACGGTGACGTGCGAGGTGCTCGCCCGCATGAGCGATTTCTCCGCCAACGACACGCCTACGGCGGGCGCTGACGCCTCTGAACTGGCAAAGGCGGGCACGGATACCCCAGAGGGTGAAACGGGCGTAAGCACGCCCACAAAGGCCAAATCCGGCCGAAAGAAGAAAACCGACACCGAGGCCGATACTGAGAAAGGATGATTGAATTATGGCAAACAATAAGTTTGACGCGAAGAGCTTTAACCCTCAGGCGTTCAAGTACACTGTAGACCGTGTGCCCCGCACCCGGCTGAACGAGATCCGCAAGTCCCGTGCTCTGACGGGGAACTCCGACATCCGCAACGTGTTCTCCGCCCAGAATGGCACCGCCTACGCTCGGATCGCTATGCGTGGTCTGCTGGATGGCGACGCTGTGAACTACGACGGCAAGACCGACATCACCGCCACCTCCACCAAGACCTTCGAGCAGGGCGTGGTCGTCATCGGCCGGGCCAAGGCGTGGACTGAGCTGGATTTCTCCACGGACATCACCGGCGGCGTGGGCTGGATGGACAATGTGGCCCAGCAGGTGGCTGCCTACTGGGAAGATGTGGACCAGGACACCATCCTGGCGATCCTCAAGGGCGTGTTCTCTATGACTGAGGGCAAGAGCGGAGAGTTCGTGACCAAGCACACCTACACCGTGGACGGAAACCTGGAGGCCACCACTATGAACTCCGCCACCGCCCAGGCTTGTGGTGACCGCAAGAAGAAGTTCTCCCTGGTGTTCATGCATTCTGTAGTGTCCACCAATTTGGAGAACCTCAACCTGCTGACCGCGCTGAAGTTCACCGATAAGGACGGCATCACTCGCGACCTCGCCCTTTACACCTGGAACGGCAAGCTGGTAGTGGTCGACGACGGTATGCCTGCCACCGATGGCTACTTCCCCGCCGATGCGGAGACCCCCGGTGCATTGCAGGTCAAGGATTCCAGTGCTACCACCGGCCAGATCAATAAGTCTGACGTTACCCCCTACTTCGGCACCGGCACTCCTGATACTGACAGCTATGTGGTGGCCGGGACGCAGTATGTGACCTATGTGCTGGGCGACGGCTGCATCAGCTACGAGGACATCGGGGCCCGTGTACCCTACGAGATGGCCCGTGACCCCAAAACCAAGGGCGGCCAGGATACCCTTTATACCCGCCAGCGCAAGGTGTTCGCGCCCTTCGGCATCTCCTATGAGAAGAAGAGCCAGCAGTCCCTCTCTCCCACTGACGAGGAACTGGCCAAGGGAGAGAACTGGTGTCTGGTCCACTCCGGCGAAAGTGACGAGGGCCAGAGGTCCTATGTGGCCGACAAGGCCGTGCCCATCGCCCGCATCCTCTCCAGGGGTTAACGGCTATGATGAGCGTATATGAAGCGGTGGTGGCCCGGCTGGCCATGCTGGGCTACACCGCCACGGAAGCCGACAGGGTGAGCCTTGAGTACCTGATTCCCAAATGTGAGCTGGACATTTTGGCGAATATCAACCACCGGGAACTGCCTGACGGCCTTTTCTATACGCTCGTGGAGATGGCCGCCGGGCAGTTCCTGTTCAATAAGAAGGCCGCTGGAGACCTGGAGGGCTTTGATTTTGATTCCCCGGTTAAGAGCATCACAGAGGGCGACATCTCTGTGACCTTTGCCGGAGCCAGTGACGGGTCCAGCAGCGCAGAAAGCCGATTTAATGCGCTGCTGGATCGCATGATGCACCCCCCAGAAAGTACCCTGGCGAGGTTTAGGAGACTGCGATGGTAATTGATAGTCCGGCCTATAAGAAGGCCATACAACGGCTCTGGACCGGCAAAGCTACAGTATATGTGCGGGTCGGGACGCTCAACCCCGCCACTGGCCGCACAGAGCAGACGGAACAGGCATCTGCTACAGAGCAGCCCTGCCGCCTATCCCACAAAACGGTCAAGAATACGGAGCCAACCGAAGAAGCGGCTCAGGTGGCCCAGACTACAGTGCTATACATTGACCCCTCCGTGGAGATCCCGGAGGGGTCAAAAGTTACCGTGACACAGAATGGAGTCACTCGTGACTATGGCCGGAGCGGGACTCCGGCGGTCTATACCAGCCACCAGGAAGTTCCGCTGGAGTTGTGGAAGGGGTGGGCCTAATGCAGTGGGGAAGATGTGATTACAAGCAGCTCCAGAAGCTGCAGCAAAATTTGCAGAAGCTCAAAAGCATGGATTTGACACGCTTTTGCGAGGAAGCGTCTCGTGAGTTGGCCGCCCGGTTGCTGGCCCTGGTCATCCCTCGGACACCGGTGGGCAAGTACCCAAAGCAGAGTGGGCGGAAGGGCGGAACCCTGCGCCGGGGCTGGACGGCCAAAACGGAAGAAGCGGCTCGGGCGGGTGGAGGCCCCAAGGTAAGCCCGACGGCCTACGCCAACTCTCTGCCGGTATTCAAGCGGGGGCGGAACTTCTACATTGAGGTAATCAACCCGGTGCGCTATGCCAGCTATGTGGAGTTCGGGCATCGGACACGGGGCGGCCAAGGCTGGGTCGCGGGCCAGTACTTCCTGACTCTCTCCGAACGGGACCTGGAGCGCCTGGCTCCGGCAATTCTTGAGAAGAAGCTGGAACGGCTGCTGCGGGAGGCGTTCAATGTCTAACCTGAATTTTTCGAGCATCTATGACGGCGTGAGCTTGGCACTCCATAGGGCAATCCCCGCTGCACAGGTGCATGGAGGGGATGTCCAGCAGGGGCTCAAGCCTGGTGACCTCAACGTGATTATGCCGTCCGCCGGACACACTCGGCAGGTAGGGAGCCGTTATCTTCGGACACCAACGCTGGACGTGATCTACTACCCAAACGAAGGGATGGCGGAGTGCTGCAGGACGGCAGATGTTCTAGTCCGCGCCCTGGAGGACATCACTACCCCGGAGGGGGATATTATCCACTGTACCAGCTGTGAGTGGTCGGTGGAAGATGGGGTCCTGCATATTTTGGTGAGCTACGACCATCACATCTATACGCCCAAGGACGAGGACTTCATGGAAACTTTGGAACTTGAAATGGAGGGATAACAATGGCAACGGCCAAAACGCTCAAGACGGAGACTACCGAGGCTGTTTTTACCAAGGAGCAGCTGGCGGCCTCCAAACGATATGCCAAGCGGCGGGACCTTATCATGGCCCTGCTGGAACCCGGCAAAACCTACACGCTGAATGAGGCGGACCGCCTCATTGACGGATTTATGAAAGGAAAGGTGAAGTAAGATGGCATTGGGCGGCGGCACCTGGCAGACTCAGAACAAGGTCCTGCCCGGTTACTACGTTAACTTCTCCAGTGTGCCCAGGGCGTCTGCTACGCTTTCCGACCGCGGATATGCGGCAGCCCCTTTCGAGCTGAACTGGGGACCGGAGGAGCAGGTTTTCCCTGTGACCTCTGGGGATATGCAGAAGAATAGCAAGACCATTTTCGGCTACGGCTACACTGATCCGGCCCTGCTGCCCCTGCGTGAGATTTTCACTCACGCGACCACTGTGTACTGTTACCGGCTGGGCAAGGGCGCGGTAAAGGCCGCCAATGACCTGGCAACAGCCAAGTATGGCGGCACCCGTGGCAACGATATCACCATCGCAGTGGCCGCCAATGTGGATGAAGGCTCCCTCTGGGATGTCAGCACCCTTGTGGACGGCGCTGTGGTGGATATGCAGACTGTATCGAAGGCGGCCGACTTGGTTGGAAACGACTGGGTGGATTTCAAGGCGTCCGGCACCCTGGAAGCCACTGCCGGGAAACCCCTGACGGGCGGAGAGAATGTCTCGGCCATCAACGGCGAGAGTCACCAGGCGTTTCTCGACAAGATTGAGTCCTACTCTTACAACGTCCTCTGCTGCCCTACAGCTGACCCTACCACAGTCAAGCTGTATCAGCAGTTCACTAGCCGGTTGCGGGACGAGGTGGGCAGCAAGTTCCAACTGGTAGCCTGGCAGCCCACCACCGCCGACTACGAGGGCATTATCGGCGTTTGGAACAAGGTGACCCACTCCAGTATCGCTGGCGTACCGGAGCACCTGTTGGTCTATTGGTTGGCCGGGGCTGAGGCGGGGTGCGCCGTCAATAAGTCCCTCACCAACTTCAAGTATGATGGGGAACTGACCATTGACACCAACTACACCCAGGCAGAGTTGGAGGCAGCTCTAAAGGCCGGAAAGCTGCTGATCCACAACGTGAACGGTGACCCCCGGATTTTGGATGACATTAACACCCTGCTTACTCTGTCCGATACTAAGGGAGAAATCTTCCAGTCCAACCAGACCATGCGCGTGTGTGACCAGATTGCCAACGATATGGCGGTTCTGTTCGCGACCAAGTATCTGGGGACTGTTCCCAATGACGCTTCCGGGCGATCCTCTCTTTGGGGCGACATCACCAAGCTCATTCAGGACCTGAATACCATTCGGGCCGTGCAGGACTTTGACCCGGAGATCGTGACTTGCGAACAGGGCGACGCGAAGAACGCTGTCCTCTGCACCGTTGACGGACTTAACATCGTCAACGCCATGGCAAAGCTCTATATGAGCGTTATCATCCAGTAAAGGAGGCGCGCTAAATGAACCAGAGTATGAATACCCAGGACGCTGTCAGCGCCAACTATGCGGAGTGCTTTGTCACCATTGACGGCACGCGCTACTCCATGCTGATGGCGAAGGAGTTTGAGGGTAAGGCGACCATCAACACCAAAGAGGTCTACAAACTGGGGAACCCGGTGGTAGGCCACAAGGCACAGACGATGGCGCTGGCCTTTTCCATGACCATCTACAAGTGCACAGAGATCTTCGACACTGTGGTGGAGCGGTTCCTCAAAACCGGCGTAATGCCGACCTTCACCGTCCAAACCTCCAACGATGACCCCGCGACCTCGGTGGGGCGTAGCACCAAGATTTACAACGACTGTATCCTAGACGGCGACGTGCTGCTTTCTATGTTCAATTCCGAGGGCGATTTTGTCGAACAGTCCATTGAGGGCTACTGTGACAGCTTCACCCGGCCGGAGCAGCACACCAATCCGGCCTATATGTAAGAAGGGAGATTTGACCTATGAGCAATCTGTCTGCGTTTATGCAGCCCAATGTGGAGCAAGTAAAGAATCACAAATACGTTGCCTCCCACCGAATCAAGGGGGAGGACGGCGAGCCCGTGGAATGGGAGATCTGCTGTATCTCCGCCGACGAATACGCCCGCATCCGGGGTGCCTGTATTCGCCAGGTGCCCGTGGTGGGCAAAAAGGGACAGTACACCCAGCAACTCGACACCTATACCTTCCAGGCTCGTGTGGCCGCCCGTTGCACGGTATTCCCGGACCTCAACAACGCCGAGCTGCAGAACAGCTGGGGGGTTGCCAAGCCGGAGGAGCTGATTGGCAAGCTGCTGATCGGCGGTGAGTTTGACGACTATGTGACTGAGGTGTTCCAGCACAATGGTTTCAAAACCGAGGACGAGTTGGTTAACGACGCAAAAAACTGATAATGGACGGCGACCCGGAGGCCAACTTCGCACATTTCTGCTTACAGCGATTCGGGTGGCCGCCGTCCAAGTTTTTGAATCTGCCAAGTCGTGAGCGGGCCTTTGTGATAGCATCCATCAATGTCCGTTGCGAGGCGGAGAGGAAAAAGGAAGCCGAGCTGAAAAGCAAAATGAAGCGAGGCAAGCGCCGATAAACGCGGCGGCCTTGACACTGCGCTGTTTGATGGCTATGATGGGGCTATAAGCATGAAGGATGGTGCACGGATATGGGGTTATTTAAGCCAAAGTTGAATCCAGAAATCAGGGCCAAGGCCGAGCGGCCGGGGGTCAGGGTGTTTGTATCCGTCCCCAGCGCATCCGGGCTTCCGGTCCCAGAGCGGACACTCGCGCAAGTGTACTACTTTGACGACCACGTCGAGATTGACGCTGGGGGCGTAGAGTACGACCTCAGTATGGACAAGATTCAGAGCGTAAGCATCCAGACAAACGTGGACCGGCAGACCCAGTTTGTCAGCAGCGCGGGCGGCGCGCTTCTTGGAGCCGCAGTTGCGGGGCCTATCGGAGCAGTCGTGGGCGGCCGGGTCAAGGAGAAACAGACACAGCAGACGGAATCCTATCTGATAATTCATTACATCGGAAAGGACGGGACTCCGGCAGTGCTTTCCTTTTTCGCTACGCACACGCCGAAGTGCCGAGAGCTGGCCGAGCTCTTTCAAAAGCGACCGCACCAGCACACTAAAATCGAGCTTTAAGCAGAGCCACTCTCCCATGGCGGGGGGGGGGCTCTTTCTATGCCCAAATGGGAGGTGAGTTCGTGGCAACGATCAGATCGCAAATGGTCCTAAATGACGGTATCAGCGGAGTGCTGAAAAGAATCACAAACGGACTGAGTACAACCCTCAATGCATTTGAGCAGGTCCAGCGGGCCTCTGGGCGAGCGGTAGACGTGACCCAAATCCAGGCGGCCAGAGCGGCGCTGGCGGAGGCGAACCGGGATGTCGACAACATGGCGGAAGCCTACCGTCGGGCGGCGCAGCAGGAAGAAGTTCTTAACAAGGGGCTTCGAAATGGGGCAAGTGCTGCGGACGGACTGTTGGGCAAGGTCAAAGGCATTGTGACGACGCTGGCTGCCGGAGCGGGAGCGAAAGCCGTCCTCGGACTATCCGACCAGCTTGCCAGTAGTTCCGCCCCCCCCCCCCCCGCCCCGCCTCCCCCGGCCGGCCGTCGCCCGCCGCCCGGGCCGCGGCGCCTTTTTTTTCCGCCCCCGGCGGGCCGCGGGGCCCCCGGCCGCAAAAAAAAGGCGCCGGGGGGG